GTTTTTCTCTGGTATCACTTTCTTTAGCACCAGTTTTTTCAAGTAGTGCTTCAGAATAAAGTTTTTTTAGAGAATCAATTGCCTCTATAAAAATTTTATTCTCCAGTATTTGTTTGGCTTGGTTGGATCGGCTGATTTCTTCCGATCTCCTTACCTGGTCTTTGGTTTCCATTTAATCCTTGTACCTGTTGGCTAAACATATTAGCAGATTTTTGTGCTTGTTCAAGTATCTTACTGTTTCCAGACATCATCATCTTGTCTAAATCTGCATCAGCTTTAATTTTAGCAGTATCTAGTTGTGTATTATATTTTAAAGCCATATCTTTTATTTTTGCTTCAAAATCCAATGCCATTTCTTGAGATTTTTGTTGTAGTTCTTGATATTGAAGTTCAAGATCAGCAATTTTTCTCTTATTCTCTGCATCAATCCTTGTAAATTCTATTTTTTCAATAGGAGTTAGAGGTGGAGGAGTAGGAGGTGGCATCATTTGTTTACCAACATCAGGGTTGACAAAGTAACTTTCTACATTTTTAAGTCCTGCGTTCTCAATTATTTTAGATAAAGTGTTATACATATTTTTTAATGTAACCATAGGCATCTCTTTACCACCTTGTAATTGAAATGCTTGTAGTTGTCTTTCTAAAATATTATTTAACATCATAATTTGTTGTTCTTTAGATCCAGTTCCTAATCCTACAACAATATTAATATTAAATTTATCTTTCCATTCAGTAGGTCTAACTGGTACATACTGATTATTTAACATAACAATTTTTTCTTTGTCCTGATATTTAATCATCAGTTCAAATATTTTTCTAAATAAATCTTTAACACCTGTTTCGGCAAAAATTCTTGCAATCAATTCGGATCGCATTTGAGTTTGTGTCATCAATGTGTTGACACCAGTTGCAGTTTTAGAATTTAATGTATCAGCATCTAATCCTTGTGCAGACTTTGTAATACCAGTTCTAGCTTCTCTAACTGTATCTAAATAGTTAAGCATAGGAAATGCTTGATTAGATATTGGTTGAGCTTGTAAAGGTTGCATGACTTGATTCGGTGGTTGTTTAGTTCTAACCACACCACCAGGTCTAGTTGTTAATAGGTCATCCATGTTGACCATTCCATCCATTATGGCAACTCTATTATTATTTGTTAAATACATATTATCTAACAATTGCCTCATAACAGTTGATTTCATCAATTGTATGTCTTCAACTAATTCTGAAATTGATCTACCATAAAATCTGTGTGGCATTGGAATAGGTGTGATTGTTACAAATGGAATATTATCACAAGGCATATTTTCTAAAACCATGTAACCACTATCTCCAGCAGAAATAATTTTTCGCAGCTCTGCTACACCATCTTCATCAAAGTCATATCTGACATAAGATTCATAAACTAAAACTTTTTCTGTAGATTTATCTGTTGCAGTATCAATATTGTATTCGTCAATATTTCTTGATCTTACTATTTCTTCAGTGTTAAAAATATCTTCGTCTGATTTTGGTAATGAATTTACTTCTTCTTCATCATAACCCATAGCCACCAAATCGGATCTTGACATCAAAACTTTATGAGAAACAAAATCAGCTTCTTCAATAGACTTTGCATTTCTGCTAATTAAAAATTCTTCAGGTGGTACACTTTCAATTTTTACCTTACCTGCTTTTTTAGTTCTTTTAATTTTGCAATTGTATAATGTAAAATCTGGTTTCTGAACTTGAGATACATCTATACCTCTAGCTTCGTACTGTTCAATTAATTTTTCATAATCCTCTTTGGCAGACTCATCTTCAAACACTTCTTCTTCAACTTCTTCAATATCATCTTTAGTATCATTAAGTGCATCCTTTTCTGCTTTGGTTAAATTTTTATAAGTTTCATGCTCTACTGTTTCAGACTCATCATAATAAATTTTTAAAAAACCATTTTTTTCAATCAATGCGTCTTTGAAAAAATTATATAATAATTGAAAGCCATTATTCTCTTTGTAAAAAACATGATTTAAATAAGCAGATGCTTGTTCGGCAAGTGGTACATCTTCGGCTGTTACAGGATCGCAACGAACTACATTATCACTAGCTGTAAAAACTCTTAATAGATTAGGTAAGATACTTTCTACAGTATCAGAAACATCAGTTGACACTACTTGGCTACGACCATCTATTTCTGTGCCAAGTTTATCACCTAAATAATATTCTAAAGATTTTCTTCTGCTTTGAGATAAATGACCACCTAAATATCCTAAAGCATTATTAATTTGGTTTGATAATAAATTTCGTAATTTTGGGTCTGATAATTCTATGATTTTTTTTGCCATATTAAACTATATAATTCGTATTTACACTTATAGGTTTCTTCCAGTCGCTTCTTGTTACTGGTTCTACGATTGCTCCATATCGTATGCTATCACAAAAGTGAGATGCCCAATTATGCAGGGGTTTATTCCTAAAACAATTGTTTTTTTCATCCCATCGTTTGCAATAGGACTTTAATGCTTCTATCAGCTTTTTGCAATTGTTTTTATGAAAATAACAATTTGGCAACATTCTCCTGACTTGTTCAATACCATCTTCAATACTTAATTTAGGAGCTATGTCAAATTCTAAACCTAGTTCTTTTGCTGTTTCCCACCTTGATTTATTTGTGCCTATCTCTCTAACCCTAATATCATGAGGAGCTATGTGTTTTGAATATGTATAATCTTTGTTATCAATTACATTCAAATAATGCTCTAATCCTTCACCTGAATTTTCATAACAATCAATTATTCTAATTTCATTATTATGCCTTTGAACAAATGTAATTACTGTACTATCATTCATTCCTAGATCCCACCAGGTTTCAACTTCTAAATCCTCATCTATGTCAAAATTTTTGATATTACCCTTTTGATCAAGCTCCTCCATAATTTTACCAAAATAAGATCCTGATATACCTGCTTGAAATGAACACTCAAACTCTTGAGCATAACTCTCTGGTGACATCGTTTCTTTTGCGGCTCTTAATTCTTCTTGGTCTATAATCTTGGTATCACTAGCTTTGAAAACTTTGGTAAACCACCCCTCTGTGTGTTTTGCTTTTTCATGTAAATCAAAGAACCAGTTTCTACCCATCGGTGTTCCGATAAATATAGCAAAACCATGTCGGTCAGAAAGAGCTGGTCTTAAGATGGTATCAAAGAGGTCTGGCGAAAGGTTTTGTGTTTCATCGCAAACTATTCCATCAAAATACTGTCCTCTGATTGCAGCACTATTCTCACCCCCAATAATTTGAATACGACTATTGTTTACAGAAAAGTCCACCCTTAATTCAGACTCATTGAATTTTGTTCCTGGTATGGCAGCAGAGAATTGTTTGAGATAATCCCATGCAGTTGACTTACCTTGTAATCTAAATGGCGAAATAAAGGCATATCTTGGATAAGGTTTTGTATTCATCAAAGCAGCTTTGATTAAATGGTTTATTGCAAAAACTGTTTTACCACCTCTCCTGTGAACTATGACAACATTAAATCGGTTCATGTCGCATTTTTTATGCAAAAAATTTTGGATTTCTCTTGGTTTGTAAGGGATAACAATTTGTTTCATATTATAACAAAACCCCCCTAGTGAATTGTTACATCATCATCAGGATAATCTGTTGGTAAAACAAATTGTGTTTTTAAGAAGTCAGAAAAGTCAGCAGCTTCATCATCATCTTGAAAACCCTGAAAGTGTGTAATCACTATTGGTTTTTTTGTTTTTTTATCCTTCATTATGAAGATTATTGTTTTAAGAAATCTATCATCCATTTGTGTGTACCATACATTAATTTTAATTTAGCGACACAAGTAAAATCAGGCAACCCCTAATTAAAAACCCCCCATGTTCGCATTATGTTCTCATAATTTAAGCAATTACAACCATCACATTCATAATGATAATAAAAGATTATTATTAATAAACTTCCGATAATAAGCAGTTATGACCAGTTTATAATCATTATAAACTATATTGTTGTAACCAAGCAACATTGTTGCATTTTTGCCACAATATCATGTGTAATAAACTAATTTTATGTGTGTTTGTTTTGCCACAACTTCAGTAAAATCAATACTTATTAAACAATTAGTAAACATTTATTACCTATTTATTTGCTCCAACTAATGTTTAAAGGTTGTTTATCATCACCTTTAATAGTTAATTCTGCAGCTTTACCATACCTTTTTGATGCAATC